TAATGCGTGAATATGGAAAAAAATATGGTGTGCCCACTCCTGATTTTGTTTTATTAAAACAATTTAAATATGTGCATTTTGATTATTTTAGGAGATTTCGACAGGATTTATTAAAAATATATAATAAAGTGCGCGTCCCCACCATTGTTAAACCTGTAGTATGCGCTAACGATAATATCGCCAAAGAATATATCACACCAAAATCATATCAACTATCAGAGTTAAAAGAAAAATTTAGTGCTTATGATTTTCGGCGTTTGATGGAAACGCACCTTAGTGCCCAAGGCTACAATGAAACCAGTACTGTTCGCCGTGCCTTAACGTGGCGACCTCAAGAAGGTAACGTACAGAAGTATCAAGCCGTTCTAAACGAAGCT